CCGGTTCGATGTGGCCGCCATCGCGCGGCGCTATGGGCCGTTTTTCAAGCAGTACGGGTTTGTAAGCGTCCGGGGCCCCGGCTCCGGCGACGAGGAGGTGCGTCTATGAGCGCGAAAGACCAGGCGAGCCGTGAGGCGCAAGCGCGGGCAGACGAGGCCACGGCGCGGGTGCAGGCCAGGCGCGAAGCCGAGACCCGTGGGCTGGACCCTGAAGTGCACGCGCGCTGGGCCATGGCGCTGGAGCGCATGGACGCGGAAGGGGAGAGGGAGGGCGGCGATGTGCAGGCCACTCCGGCGAAGGCCGCGTGTGGGACGGGCCGTGAAGGCTCGGCGGGGGATGGGCAGGCGCTGCGCGAGGGGAGGCTGGCGGCGGCACAGGCGCGCAAGGCGGGCCGGGAGGCCTCGGCGCAGGACCCTGTGCGCCGGGCCGAGCGGGCCATGGCGCAGGACCGCATCAAGGCGCTCAAGGAAGTCTCGCGCCAGATGGTGCGGCGAGTGGATACCCTCGAATTTGATCCGCTGAACGCCATGGCGCGCGGCGTGATCACCGAGGGCAAGCATCTGCGCGCGCTGTCTCCGACGCCTCAGCTGGGCCTTCTCTCGGTGCCGTACCGCAATCGCGGGGCGCTGATCAGCCCGCGCCAGCTCGCGGCGTTCAGCGTGTTCCATGGCGAGTGGCTGGGCAGTCAGGTGGGCGTGGGTGCCGTGGATCTGGCGCGCATTCGGGTGGATGGCGGCGGCGTGGGTGATGCCACGTGGCGGCTGGCGCGGGCGGCTGATTCGCTGGCGGCGTTCCGGCGCTTGCGGGCGGCGGTGGGTGATGTCTCGCGGCTGCAGCTGGTGGACCATGTGGTGCTGTTCGACCAGGGGCTGGAGAGCTTCAACTGCGCAGTGATCGAGCGGGTGAAGGACCGCAAGATGCAAGCGGGGATGCGGCTCTCCATGCTGCTCGCGGCAGCCGACAGCATGGCGCGTCAACTCTGGGGCTGATTACGACTTGACGGCAAAGGACGTTTGGAAGTACCCCTTGAACCCATGAGGCGAAGGTGCGCCTCCGGAACGCCCGGCCGCGAACAGCGCGCCGGGCGCTTTCATGTCCGGGACACGCAAGACGTTGATCCGCCTACGCTTTCAGGGTTCGGCGCAACGCGGTAGAGCAAGCCCACGGGTCCTCCTGGGCCCTTTCACCGTATACGGGACGTCTAAGCGCTTTGTTTTTCTAGACACACAGGTTTTTGAAATGGTTGACGGTTTACGGGGCGGCTAGTTGACGCCTCGCGCCGATGTGCGCCCGTCGCCCAGGCGGAGGAGGCGCGATCAATGTCCGACACGCCACTCCGCGACCAGGTGCTGCAGACCTCCGCTGGCGAGACCGAGCCCGCGTTCGTGCCGTATGCCGGGACCTACGCCAGCATGCGCGGCACCAGCCGCCAGACCGGCAAGAACTGGAACGACGCGGGCCTGATCGTCTGGGTGGCTGACGACGCCAAGCCCGGCAAGCAGCTCGTGGACGTGGCCGCCACCGACCGCCGCCGCGCCGACCAGCAGAACCCGCTGAAGCGCCACGCCCCTGCGCCCGGCTCCGACACACCGCAAGCGCCGCCCGCCCCGCAGCCCGCGGCCCCCGCCGCATCCGACGACGATCTGTTCACCGAATCCCCGGCGCGGCGACCCCTCGTGCAGCGCGACGGGGATGCCGGCGGAGGCTCTGCGGACGCCTCTGCCGGCGCGCCTTCAGCCCTGCAGGACACCCAGCAGGCCCGCGCCAGCGCCCTGAAGCTGGACCGCGAGTGGATGCAGGTCCGCCGCACCGAGCTGAAGCTGCGCGAAGACATGGGCGAGCTCGTGCGCAAGACAGACTCCGAGCGCATCGTCTTCGACGCGCTGCGCCGGGTCCGCGACACCATGCGCCGCGTCGCCATGGATGCCTGCGAGGCGGCCAATCCCGAGGCGCCGCACATTGCGCGCACGGCGATTGAGGCGGAGATCGACAAGAAGCTGGCCCGCGCCGCCGTAGAGATCGAGCTGGCCTTGCGCGGCGAGGTCGCCCCGGAGGGCTTTGAGGCCGACGACGAACCGGAGGAGCCTGCCGAGGTCCCGGCCGGCGCAGACCCAGAGCTGGTGTCCTGATGGACGGCAGCCAGATCAACGACCACAACCTTGCGCCCTGGCCCGAGATGGACGCCCGGCTTGACCGCGCCGCCCTGGGCGTCGCCGCGAAGGCGCGCCAGGCGCTGGAGCCGGACCCGCCCTTTGACCTGTACCAGTGGACGTGCGCGCACCGCGTCTTCGACGACGCCTCCGCCGAACCCGGCCCGTTTGATCCGGACGTCGCGCCGTACCTGAATGACGTACTGCGCCTGATGTCGCCGGTGAGCGGCATCGAGGAGCACAGCCTGATCAAGTGCGCTCAGTCGGGCGGCTCGGTGGTGCTGGAGAGCTTCATGGCGGCGGTGCCGCTCTACGTGCCCGGCCCGGCCATGCTGGTCCACCCCACGGTCAAGGCGTTCAAGGACTGGGCCGAGGAGAAGTGGTGGCCCATGGTTCAGGCCACCAAGGTGCTGGACCCCGATCGCGGCGGCGCGGTCATGGACCGCAACGACAAGAAGACCGGCGGCTCCACCAGCGACCGCATCCGTTTCATCAACGGCGCGTGGATTGCCGGCGCGGGCGCCAACTCCGCCGCGACCCTGCGCCAGAAGTCGATCCGCTATATGGGCGCCGACGATCTCGACGGCTTCACCGAGGACGCCGACAATGAGGGCGATCCGGAGAAGCTCGCCCATCAGCGCACCAAGACGTACCGACGCAAGGCAATGGCGATCACGGTCCGGGTCTCCACGCCGCTGCTTGAGGGCGGCAGCCGGATCAAGCGCCACTATGACCGCAGCACGAAGAACCGCTTCTATCACGGCTGCCTCGACTGCGGTGCAGCGACCGATTTTGACTGGGAGGACGTGGAGAAGGCCGAGCACGCGCCCTTCAAATGCCATGTGGTCTGCCCGTCCTGCGGCTCTGTCCACACCCACGGGCAGAAGCGCGAGATGCAGCGGCGCGGCGTGTGGATCCCCACCGCCCATGTGCCGGGCCAGTCTGAAGATGACGTCCCGCCCAAAACCATAGAGCCGGACGATATCGCGCGCTGGCGCGATCGCGACATGGGGCCGCTGGCCCGGCATCAGGGCTGGTGGATCACCGGCTTCATGAACTTCGCCGAGACCTGGAATTCCATCGCCCAGCAGGAATCGGAGCTGGGCGACGACCCGAAAGCCCGCCAGGTCTTCGATAACACGGTACTGGGCCGCACCCACAAGCTGGAGACCAAGACCCCGGACTGGGATGCGCTCAGCGCGCGCCGCTCCATGGACTTCGACAAGGGCGAGGGGGTCACCGGCCCGCTGGTGTTTGTGCTCTCGGCTGACGTGCAGAGCTACGGCATCTACTGGCTCATCAAGGGCTATGACCGCGAAGAGCGGATGTTCTATCTCGACTGGGGCTTGATCCCCGGCGACACCGCCGATTCCCATCCGCCCGCCGATGCGGCGGCGCGGGCTGAATGGCGCAGCGCCTGGAAGGGCTTCACCGAAGTCTTCGAGCGCGGCGCACCGCTGCCCGGCGGCGCCCGCTTCGCGTTCGACGCGGTGATGATCGACGCCAAGTACAACACCACGGCGGTCAAGGACTGGGTGCGCCGCCGCCCGCATTGCCACGCCATCAACGGCGATCCGGGCTGGAACCGGGATGTCATCTGGCGCGCCGAACAGACCGACCTGAAGCGCTCGGGCAAGCGCTCGCGCTTCGGCGTGCAGATCTGGCATATCGGCACCTGGAGCGTGAAGCGGATCCTCACGACCCGCTATGCGCGCACGGCCACTGGCGATGGCTTTACCGAGTTCGGCCCGCCCACGGGCTATTGCTGGCTGCCGCGCGGCGCGGACGAGCCCTTCCTGCGCCAGCTCACGTCTGAATATGTGCAGACGACGATCCGCAAGACTGATGGCCGCAAGGTCCAGCAATGGAATGTGAAGACCGGCGAAGAGAACCACCTCTTCGACTGCGACGTCTACAATTTCGCAGGCTTTCACCTGATCGGCGCCCGCGCCGGAAGCCGGGGCAGCTGGAGCGATGAAGACTGGCAAGACCGCACCGCCCTGGTCGCCCGCACAATAGACCAGGACGGCACGGCCCAGTCCGACCTGTTCGACGCCCGCGCTGGCCTGGCGCGCGAAATCACGGGCGAGACGCCCGCCGAACGCCGTTCGGCAGACGGAACCGCGCCGCTCACCGCCCTGCAGCGGCTCGGGCGGTTGAATAAGGGTTAGAGTTTGCTGAGCGTCCTCGCATGGTAGCGCGCCGCACAATCAGATGGCGGCGTTTGACCGGGGAGCTTCAGCCGATGCAGGCGGCGAATGGTCCGCCAAGCCTGGGGCTCGCCCCTAGCCGCCTGCATCAGGATTAGCTTCGGCTATTGCCGTTTGACTTCATCAGTGGTGTCGCGCTGGTCTCCGGCGACGCCAACGACGGCCCCGCAGCTTCGGCAGCTGAATAGCACATAGCGTCCGCCATTCGCGCTGAAGGTCCGAGACGCAGGATTGATTATCGGTTGGTCGCATTTCGGGCAGGTCGCCATCCGGATCTCCATCGGTTGCAAACTTACAGCGTGAAGGGAGTCGCCCATGGCGCGAAGCATTTCCGAGATCGAAGCCGACATGGCGGAGACCCGCAAAGCCTATACCGCCCTGCTGCGCGGCACGCGGCCCCAGTCCATGGAACATGGCGAGCGCAAGATCAGCTTCGGCTTCAACTTCGCCGCCACCCGCGACGCTTTGCTGGCCGAGATGGCCGCCCTCAAAGCCGAGCTCGCCCGCCTTCAGGGCCGCCCGTCGCCCCGCCGTCCGCTAGGAGTGTAGCCCATGGCCAAAGCCACCACCCGCAACCGCGTCCGCAAGCGGGCCGCGAAAGCCAGCGAGGGCCGGCCTGCGCCCGTCTCGGAGAGCCTGCTGCGCACGCGCCGGCCCCGCACGGCCCATGCGGCGGCTGATCCGTTCGATACGCAGTTCGCGGGCAATTTCGCGTCGCGCGGCTCAGCGGACGCTGACTGGCTGCACACCCGCATGGAGGCCGTGGCGCGCACGCGTGACGTCATCAATAACGAGCCCTTCGCGGCGTCCATGGTGGAGCAGAAACTCTCCCTTATGGTGGGCGAGGGCTGGCGCTTTGAAAGCGCGCCCGACGCCGCCGCCTTTGGGCTCGATCCCACCAGCGAAGCCTACGAGGCGCTGTCTACGTCCGTCGAGCTGGCCTGGTCGGTCTTTGCCGATGATCCGCTCTTCCGCAATGACTGGGAGGAAAAGCTCCCTCTTGATATCCAGATTGATCTCCTGTCGCGAAACTATATCGCCGCCGAGGGCGAAGGCCTCGGCCTGGTGCTTTATGATCCAAACTCTGACGCCGCCTTCGGCACGCGCTTGCAGGTCACCGATCCCGACCGCCTCGCTCAGCCGGCTGGCTGGACCGAAGGCTCCAGCGGCGAGATCGAGATCGAATCCGCAGACGGCGAGAGCTGGACCGCCGTGGTCGCCGATGTGCGCGGCGGTGTCGCCACCGATGATCGCGGGCGCCTGGTCGCCTATCACATTCTGGATGGCCACCCCCAGGACGTGGGGTTTCGCGGCGCGCTGAACCGCTTTAGCGGCCGCTGGTATCCGGCCCGCGCGCCGGGCTTTCCCACCGATACGCGGCCCTGTGTCCTGCATCTCATGCGCCCGAAACGCGCCGGCCAGACGCGCGGCATCTCGCAGTTCGCCTCTGCGCTTGGAACCATTCAGGCCTTCCGCGATATGAGCGAGGCCGAGCGCCGCTCGCGCATCACCAACGCCCTGATCGTCGCGCAATACACAAGCGCCATGAGCGATCCCGAAGCCCTCGCCGAGATCCTCGGCGCCGAGAACGCCAGAGGTCTGGTGGACGCGCGCGTGAGTTATTACGAGGAAAACGGCGTCGATAGCGTCGCTGGCAGCCGCGTGATCCAGCCCTTCCCCGGCGACAAGCTGGAGTGGAATTCAGAGATGCGCAGCGCCAATGAATGGGTGGACACCATGTCCTTCCTGGCGCTGCAGGGCGGCGCGCCCATCGGGCTCGGCTACGCCATGGCCACGCGGGACTTTTCGCGCACCACGTTCAGCAGCGCCCGCACCGAGATCAATGACGCCTTCCGCGGCATCAAGCGTGAGCGCGCCAGCCTGAAGCATTTCGTCATGCGCAAGCTGATGCTGGCGCGCCTGCAGGAAGCCTTTGAGGAGGGTGAGCTGGCCCTGCCCGAGGGCGCCCCGTCCATCTGGACCCATCCCGGCGCCTACATTGCCGGCGAGTGGATCGGGCCGGCCCGCGAGTATGTGGATCCCGTCAAGGAAGCCATGGGCGACCGGATGGAGATCGAGAATATGAGCGCGGCGCCGTCCGACATTGCGGCACGGCGCGGTCAAAGCTTTGACCGGATCCTGTCCCGCACCGTGCGCGACAACCGCAAGATGGCCCGCGCCGGTGTCGCCCTTGGCGATATCTCGAAAATGGGCGCCGGCGCAGTCGCCGACGCCGCCCAGGACGAAGATGAGGCGGCTCCGCCGCCGCGCGGACGCGAGGCCCGCCGCTAGGCGCTCTCCGGCTGGCTCCGCCAGCCGCAAGGCCGACCGGCCGCCCGCGCTATGCGCGGAAGCGCCCAAGCGGACGCGAGAAAGGACAGGACAAAATGCCCAGATCCATGCGCCTGCCGAGCGGGCCGCAGCGCCTTGCTCTGGCTGTTGGCCACGACTCGCTTCTGCTCAGCCCTGATTTTACGCCCCGCGCCCGTCATGCCGATGCCGAGTTCGAGCCACACCTCGGCGAACGCCTGGCCGGCCTGTCGCGCGGCGTCGCAGACCGCTGGGCGGCGGCGGTGTCTGGCGAGCCGCATGCCGCTGAGAGAGATAGCTGGGCGCCCGAGATTCCCGAATGGGCCGAGTCCGGTGAGCGCACCGCCCACGGCTATACGCTGGTGGAGAATGTCGCCCTGATCGAGGTCGAGGGCCTGCTCATGGCACGCGGGTTCCAGGGCTACTGGTCGGGCTGCTACTGGCCCGGCTATCGCGACTATGTCGCCGCGCTCAAAGCCGCCAATGAAGACGAGCGCGTGGACGCGGTGCTCATGCGCTTTGACACGCCGGGCGGCTATGTCACGGGCTGCGCTGAAGCGGCTCAGGCGATCCGTGCCCTGCGCGCCGAAAATGGCGGCAAGCCGATCATCGGCCATGCCTCCGAGCTGTGCGCATCGGCAGGCATGAAGTTGGCCGCCCAGTGTGACGCCTTCTATGCCGGCGACGGCGCGGTGATCGGCAGCGTCGGCGTGCGCATCGGCTTCTTCGATCTCGAAGGGGCGCTCGAGCGATGGGGGGAGCGCTCTCATCTCTACAAATCCGGGCGCCTGAAGGACATGGGCTCGATGCTGCGCGCGCCCACCGATGAAGAGGCCGGGATCTACCAGGCCGAAGTCGATCATCTCGCCGATCGCTTCTACGTCGAGCTGGCCGCTGGCCGGGGCCTGGACCTGAACGCCCTGCGCGAGAGCCGGGGCTGGGAAGCGCGCACCTTTACCGCAGGCGACCCGCCGCCGCCCGCCGATTTGGACCCGCTCGCCGTGGATCTGATCGACGCGGTGATGACCGAAGAGTCCGCCTTTCAGATCGCGCAGTCCCTTGGCGCGCCCCCATCCCTTTCCGCTCCTAGCGCCGTGGCCAGCCGCGCGGTGAGACAGCGGGATTCAGACGCGGCTGTATCGAAAGTGGAGACCCCCATGTCTTTGATTGCGAAAGCGGCCGCGCTGAAGGCGCGCGCCAAAAAGGGCGACGTGAAAGCCCAGGCCGAGCTTGATCGCCTGCTCGCCACGCTCGGCGCCAACGCCGAGTATCAGGATCCCGACGCCGAAGACGGCGAAGACGACGCCGAGGGCGAAGGCGAGGACGATGACGCCGACGCCATGGACGACGACGCTGAAGGCGAGGGCGAAGACGACGACGCCAACGCCGAAGACGGTGACGACGACGAAGCCGGCGCTGAAGATGACGATGAGGATGACGACGCCGAAGCGGTGCTCGCCCACCCTTCGGCCAAGGGCCGCGAGGCGCTGGCCGGTCAGCTGTCTGTCCAGGTCGCCAGGGGCAAGCTCACCAAAGCTCAAGCCATCGGCATGCTCAAATCCGCGCCCAAGGGCTCCAGCTTCCGCAACACGGCGGGCGCGAACACCCCGTCCGGCGTGCGCCAGGCCGGGGCTGGATCGGGCAAAGGCAAGGGCAAAACCACCGAGGCTGATGCGCTGCTGTCCAGGGCGCACAAAAGCCTTGGAACCTTCACCGACTAGCGTCTCGTCCGGTCGCATTTCCCAACCGCGAAGCCGGATCCCGGTTTCGCGGGCAATGCTCTAGCTGGCGCGCCTGCGCTGGTTCGGCCCTCGCGGGGGCGGCCATGAAAGCCCCCGCATCCACCACCACGGAAGGAAGAGATCATGTCTCTTATGGTGTCCACCGGGGCTGAGCCGAAAGCCCCGTCCGATCTCGTCAAGTACGAGGCCCATCAATCCTATACCCGCGCGCACGGCATCTATCTGGCCGGCGACGGCGCGGTGGTCGATATCGAGCTTGGCACGGTGCTTGGCCGCGCCGGCCGTTTCGCCATCGCCGCTGCTGCGCCGGTGGGCGCCGGAAACGGGTCCGCTGGTTCGGTGGTCCTGCTCGCCGGTGCGCAGGTCGGCGTCTATGACGTCGAGTTCCTGACCGCCACCACGTTTGCGGTCTATGACCCCAAGGGCGCCCGTCTGGCTGATGGGGCGGTGGCCTCGGCCTATGCCAGCCAGATCGGGTTCACGGTCACCGCTGGCGGCGCCGCGTTCGAGGCTGGCGATACCATCGCTGTCACGGTGACGGAATCCGCCGGCAAATATGTGCCGCTGGATCTGTCCGCCGTGGACGGCAGCCAGATCGTGGCGGCTGTCTCTCTGTCGGCGAAGACCATCCCCGATGGCGCCGATGGGTCCGGCCTTGTGCTGGTTAGAGGCCCCGCCACCGTGGTCCGCAATCATCTGGTCTATCCGGCCGGCGCGACCACAGCCCAGAAAGCTGCAATCGAGGCTGCCCTCGACGTCAGCGGTATCCGGGTCGAAGACGCCATCTAACGCGCGGCGGGCGCTTGCCCGCCGTGATCTCCAACCCTCACGGCGCCGGTGCGGCGCTTTGTTCAATCGGACCCGGCGCCGTCTCGCGACGCCGTAAGGGAGGCCATCATGGCTAAGTTCAATTTTCCGTTCACCGCTCGCGCGATGACCCAGGAGGTTCGCCTCCACCCCAAACGCTACGGGCTTGTGTCCGGGCTTAACATCATGCCGCTGGAGCCCATCGACTCCACCTTCGTGCAGATTACCGAGGACAATGGCACGCTGCGCGTGTTGGCGGCCAAGGAGCGCGGCGCGCCCGGCGCGAAGGAAGACCGCAAGCGCCAGAGCCTGAAAATCTTTCAGGTCCCGCACTTCCCGGAGGAGGATCAGATCCTCGTGTCCGACCTTCAGGACCGCACCATCGTGGTGGATGGTCAGGAGATCCGGGCCAACCTGCCCATGGAGCTGGCCAAGCGCCAGCGCTCCATCGCCCGCAAGCACGCGATCACCGCTGAATATGTCCGCATGCAGGCGCTGAAGGGCATCATCAAGGATGGCGACGGCGAGACGCTCTCCAACCTGTTCACGGATTTCGGCGTGGATCAGCAGACGATCTACTTTGATTTCTCGAACGCCACGGCGGCCTCGCTGCGCCTGGCCAACGAAGCCGTGCGAGCCCACATCGAGGACAATCTGCTGGGCGAGTCCGTCGATATGGTGGAGTGCCTGGTCTCGCCGGAATTCTTCAACGACCTGGTGGCCGGCGCCGGTATGGCGGCCCTCTGGGAAGGCCAGGACAAGCGCGAGTACCGCGAGCTGGAGCGGTACAAGATGGCGGGCGCGACGGGCCGGATGTTCAATCCGTTCGGCGACGTGCTCTATATCGAGTATCGCGGCTCGGCCCCGGTGAAGACCGGCACCGAGCGCTTCATCGCGTCGGGTGAGGGCCATGCCTACCCTGTGGGCACGACCGACACCTTCGCCACCTTCGCCGCGCCGGCTGACACGCTCACCGAGCTGAACAGCCTGCCGTCCATCCTCGATATGGATTTCGATGACGGCGCCGGGCGCTACGCTCTGCCGATCTTTATGTCCGCCGAGCCCCTGAAGCACGGCAAAGGCATGGAGCTCTGGTCGGAAAGCAATTTCCTGCCGATCTGCAAGCAGCCCAAGGTCCTGGTGAAACTCGCCTCGATCGCCGACCCGGGCTAAGGGAAAAAGTGCGCAGCCCCGGCCCGGTGGGCCGGGGCTCGCCGCATGTTTTTCTAGTGCTTCGGCCCGTCCGGGCCTCGCTTCCTCCCCCGGATCAAGTCCGGGGTCCGGGCGGCCCGGTTTACAATTTGGCGCCCTTGCGGGCGGCTGCGCCGCCCGTCGGATCACCCCGGCGCTCTGCGCCGCAAGGCCGACCGGCCGCCCGCGCTGATGCGCGGCCCGACCGAGCGGACGCGAGGAAGGACCAGCAAAGATGTCCTTTGACTCCCAATTCGAAGCCGCCTTCGCGCCCGCCTGGGGCGCGACCGGCGCCGAGCCCATGACCTATACCGGGCCGGGCGGTTCGCCTGTCGTGACGGAGGTTCCGGTGACTTACAACGAGGATCGCGAGGGCCTCGATGGCGGTGACGGCTATGGCAAGATGGTGGCGCGCAAGCGCACCGGCTCGGCCTTCCGCACCCGCTTTGTCGAGCAGGGCGTGAAGCCGGAGAAGAACGGCACCTTCACCCGCGAATCCGGCGCCATCCTGAAGATCGGCCAGCCCCCCGAAGGCCCCGACAGCGCCGGCGAATACCGCTTTGATTTTGGATAGGGTCAGGAACCGGCGCGAAGCGCCGCAAGGCCGACCGGCCGCCCGCAGCGTCAGCGAGGATCGCTGCGGCCCGGACGGGCCGCGCGGCGAGGCGGGCGTTAGCCCGGCTGCGCAATGATCCTGAACGCTGACGGCCTTCGCATGGAAGTCTCGGTCGCCGAGACGCTGGCGAAAGATTTCGACGTCGCTCTGGAGGATATGGCAGAGGCCGCCATGGCGGCGGCGGATGCGATCGCGGACTGGGGCAAGACCGCGCTGCGGGCCGACACGCGCAGCGCTCTTGGCTCCAAGGTCGCCAATGCCTGGCGCGACCGCGTCTATCCGCGCAAGTCGGCAAGCCTGTCGCCTGCCATCACCTGGTGGTCCAACGCGCCTCATATCGTGCGCGCCTTCTCCGAGGGCGTCACGATCCGCTCCAGTGCCGGGTTCTGGCTGGCCATCCCCACCGAGCACGCGCCCCAGTCCGGGCGCAGCTTTGGCGGTTCGGGCCGCCTGCGCCGGGGACGCCAGCACGCCATCACCGAGGCCGAGCGCCGGTATGGGCGGCTGCGCTATATCGCCGTGCCCGGCAAGAAGCTGGCCCTGCTGGTGGCCGACAAGGTCCGGAAGCGTCGCGGCAAGCGCGGCGGCTATGGCAAGGCAACGCCCGCTGCCCTGAAGCGCGGCGATTTTGAAGACGGTGTCGTGATGTTCGTGCTCGTGCCGCAAGTGACCCTGCCCAAGAACATCGATCCGGGCGCCATCGCCGAGCGCATTGGCCGCGAAGGCGTCGAACGCTTTGGCCGCGCCCTGCGCGACATCGCCGAGCGAAGATTCGGGAGTGGTTAGAGCGCTCGCGGGCCACGCTGCAGCTTTACCCGGTGCGAAGCGCCGCAAGGCCGACCGGCCGCCCGCGCTTGTGCGCGGAGCCGACGGCCCGGACGGGCCGCAGGACAGGAAAAAATGACCAGTACTTACACACAGGTTGAGGCGGCGCTGTTTGCGCTGCTCGCCACGGCGCTTGCGACCGTGACGGGCGCGCCGGTGCTCGAGCTGGATGAGCCGCGCCTCGCGGATCCCGCCGAGGTGGATGATGCCGGGGATGTGGAGAACCGCTTTCGCGCCGTACTCATGCCGGGCCGCATCGACCGATCCGAGCAGCAGCTGGTCAACCCGCCGCCCTGGCAGCTGGTAACGACGTTCCGCGTTGGCCTGCACGGGCTTGGATCAAAGGATGCGGAGCGCCGCGCCCTCGTTCGCGCCATGGCAAGCGCTCTGGCGACCGCCATCGACACCGACTTCACCCTTGATGGCGCGGCCAGCTACGCCACCACAGAAAGCCTCGACACCGACACGGCCAAGGAGGCCGGCTTCGCGCCGGAAAACCTGCTCGACCTGCAGATCAAGGTGGAGTGGGACAGCCCCACATCCGCTGGCTGATGAAACCGGCGGCGCAGCCGCCGCAAGGGCGATCGCTTGCCCGGACCCCGTACACAGTCCGGGGAAGGAAGCGAGGCCCGAACGGGCCGAAGCACTAGAAAAAGGAGACTCCCATGACCGCCAAGAAAACCACGAAGCCGGCCGACAAGGCCGAAGACGCCGGCCTGCCGCTGGCTGATCAGCCGAAGGCGGAAGCGCCTGCCGCCGATCAGAGCGCCGAACAGCGTTCGGCAGCCGGAACTGAAGCCGCCGCTGCAAAGCCCGCAGAGGCGGCGCAGCCCACCGAGGGCAAGGGCGATCCTGAAAAGCCGTCCGGCGCTGACGATGCCGCGCCCGCGCCCGATGTCCCCGCCGCAACCGGCGTCACCTCGGTCTTCCTGCTCAAGACGGGCAAGCTGGGCGCAGAGGGCGCCGTCGTGCGCGTCTCCCGCCGCAAGCTCGCAGATCTGGAGCTCACCCAGGGCGAAGACTGGGAAACCCCCACCGCCGCGCAACTGGCGGTCGGCGCCTAGAGCCGCACCCCGGCCCGCTTCGGCGGGCCGCAAGGGCGACCGCCCGCCCGGACCCCGGACTTGATCCGGGGGAGGAAGCGAGGCCCGGACGGGCCGAAGCACTGGAAAAACAGCCCACGGCG